TTCCCACTGTTCAGCTTGCAAGTGACTCAAAATCAGCCGGTAGATGGAACACAAACGTCGGTGGTGAGTATTATGCGTGTGGTATTGGCTCTGCTCTTGCTGGTCGTGGTGCTGATTTGCTCTTAGTAGACGACCCGCACTCGGAACAGGACGTAATCAACGGTAATTTCTCTGTTTTCGAGAAAGCATACGAGTGGTTTACGTTTGGAGCGCGCACTCGTCTGATGCCGGGGGGTCGTGTAGCCATAATTCAGACCCGATGGCATATGGATGATCTCACTGGGCGTGTCACACGCGACATGGTGCAGAACGACAGGGCAGATGAGTACGAGGTGGTAGAGTTTCCCGCCATATTAGAGGTGGAGGAAGAAGAAACTAACGACATTATAGAAAAACCACTATGGCCTGAGTTCTTTGACCTAGAGGCGCTACTGCGAACCAAGGCATCTATGCCTACATTCCAGTGGAACGCGCAGTATCAGCAGACACCCACGGCAGAAGAAGCCGCTCTGGTCAAACGTGAGTGGTGGCAGATGTGGGATCAGGAGAGTCCGCCCAGTTGCGAGTACATTATTATGTCGTTGGATGCAGCGGCAGAGAAACACAACCGCGCTGACTACACGGCGCTGACTACGTGGGGTGTATTCCTGTACGAGGAGACAGGCAACTACAACATCATCCTGTTGAACAGTATAAAGAAGCGCATGGAGTTCCCAGAGCTAAAAGACATGGCACTGGAGGAGTATACTGAGTGGGAGCCTGATGCGTTTATCGTGGAAAAGAAGTCGTCGGGTACGGCGCTGTATCAAGAGATGAGGCGCATGGGGTTGCCTGTTTCAGAGTATACACCGCACAGGGGGTCAGGTGATAAACTTGCACGCTTAAACTCAGTATCTGATATTGTCGCGTCTGGTTTGGTATGGGTTCCTCCTACACGGTGGGCGGAAGAGGTAATAGAAGAAATAGCAGGGTTCCCGTTTATGAGCCATGATGACTTAGTTGACTCAACAGTCATGGCACTCATGCGTTTCAGACAGGGTGGGTTTATCAGGCTACCGACAGACGAGCCGGAAGAAACACGGTACTTCAAACGACGTGGCAACGGGTTCTACTAGAGACAGATTATGGCTATAGAAAAAGGTTTGTACGCAGCGCCTCAAGGCATGGAAGCAGAGGAAGCACCAGATTTAGAGATTGAGATTGTCGATCCTGAGATGGTGACGCTGGATGACGGTAGCGTAGAGATCACCATAATCCCTGACGCAGAACCTTCGGACATGCTGCCGTTCAATACTAATCTGGCTAACATCTTAGATGAAGGCGTGTTGTCAGAGATGGCTGATGAATTGGTAGGTCACATAGACGCAGACGTTGATAGCCGCAAAGATTGGGCAGACTCGTTCGTCAGAGGTCTGGACGTACTGGGCTTCAAATACGAGGAACGCACCGAACCGTGGGAAGGCGCGTGTGGTGTGTATTCTACAGTGCTTGCCGAAGCAGCCATACGCTTCCAAGCAGAAACCATGTCCGAGACGTTTCCCGCCGCTGGGCCTGTAAAGGTCAAGATCATAGGTATAGAAGATAAGGACAAGGAAGCAGCGGCAAACCGCGTAAAAGCGGATATGAACTACGAACTCACCGAGCGCATGGTGGAGTACAGACCCGAGCATGAGCGGCTGCTGTACAGCCTCGGCTTGGCTGGCAGTGCGTTCAAGAAGGTATATTACGATCCGAATATAGGGCGGCAGACCGCAGTCTACATACCCGCTGAAGATGTGGTGGTGCCATACGGTGCTTCACATATAGAGAGTGCAGAACGTGTTACGCACATCATGCGTAAGACAAAGAACGAGTTGAAGAAGCTACAGGCAGGAGGGTTCTACAGAGACGTAGATCTGGGCGACCCACAGCCGTATCACACAGACATTGAAGAGCGTAAGGCAGAAGAAGGTGGGTACTCACTAACAGACGACGACAGGTACTCTCTATATGAGATCCACGCAGATCTGGTTATAGATGGTATAGATGACTCGGAAGATGAGATAGCCAAGCCGTACGTGGTGACACTAGAGCGTGGCTCTAACGAAGTGCTGTCTATTCGCCGCAACTGGAATCCTAATGACCCACTGATGTTGAAGCGTCAGCACTTCGTACATTATGTATATGTGCCCGGATTTGGGTTCTATGGCCTTGGACTGATACATATAATAGGGGGGTACGCTAAAGCGGGTACGTCTATTATACGGCAACTGGTGGACGCTGGTACGCTGGCTAACTTACCGGGGGGTCTAAAGTCCCGTGGGTTGCGTATTAAAGGTGACGACACGCCGATTGAACCCGGAGAGTTTAAGGACGTTGATGTACCGTCCGGCAGTATACGCGACAACATCTTACCGCTTCCTTATAAGGAACCAAGTCAGACTCTGTTAGCTTTGCTTAACCAGATAACCCAAGAGGGTCGTAGGTTAGGCGCTATAAGCGACATGAACATCTCTGATATGTCAGCTAACGCGCCGGTAGGCACTACACTCGCCTTGCTAGAGAGAACTCTCAAACCAATGGCAGCAGTGCAGGCCCGTGTGCACTATGCCATGAAGCAAGAGTTTAAGCTGCTCAAGGCGATCATGTCGGAGCACGCACCTGACGAGTATGCGTATGAGCCGATACGTGGCGAAGTAACCGCTCGTGTTGCAGATTACATGACCGTCGATGTCATACCTGTCAGCGATCCGAACAGTTCTACGATGGCCCAGCGGGTTGTGCAGTATCAGGCTGTGCTACAGATGGCACAGTCAGCGCCTCAGATATATGACCTGCCACAGCTACACAGGCAGATGATAGAGGTGTTGGGGGTAAAGAATGCTGACAAGCTAGTCCCAACAACGGATGACGCCAAGCCTGTAGATCCTGTAAGCGAGAACATGAATGCGCTCAACGGCAAACCGCTCAAGGCGTTTATCTACCAAGACCACGACGCGCACATGGCTGTGCACCAGTCGTTCCTAAAAGACCCTTCGGTTGCAGCGACTATAGGGCAGAATCCACAAGCGCAGCGTATCGCTGCGGCACTACAGGCGCACATCGCAGAACACCTTGGCTTCAAGTACCGCAAGGAAATGGAAGAGAAGGTTGGAGCGCCATTGCCTAACCCGAACGCAGAATTGCCAGAGAACATGGAGGTCAACTTGGCCCGCCTCATGGCACAGGCCGGAGGACAGCTTACGCAGCAGAAGCAACAGCAGGCAGCACAGCAACAGGCGCAACAGAAGGCTCAAGACCCTGTGGTGCAGATGCAGCAAGCCGAACTACAGATCAAGCAGCAAGAGGTGCAGCGTAAAGCGGCTAAAGATCAGGCAGATGCCCAGATCGAACAGGCTAAACTACAGCTACAAGCGCAAGAGAACATGCAGGATGCCCAGATGGATCAGGCAGAGTTAGAGCTAAAACGTCAAGAGTTGGTGTTAGATGCTCGGAAAGACGGCGTGAAAATGGCTGCGGAACGTCGCAAAAACAACGCAAAAGCAGATCTTGATATGATAAAGACCATGAAGGACTCAACTCCTAGAGATCAATAATGGCTAAAACCGTCTTTGACGTGCTAAAAGAAAAAATCGAGGCTGACAAAGCCTCCGCACTACAATTTCTGGGTGCTGGTGGAGCAAAAGACTACGCCATGTACAAGGAAACCACAGGTTTGATTCGGGGTCTCGAAACCTGTCTGGGTCATGTAGAAGACCTCTCGCGCAATTTGGAATATGACGATGACTGAACCTCTTATGGCTCAAGAAGAGCTAGAAACGCAGCTACCTGTACCTGTCGGGTATAGAGTCCTTGTGGCTATGCCACAGGTAGAAGAAACCTTCGATGGAACTAACTTATTAAAGACAGACACTACTAAAAGCCATGAAACCGTGATGTCTATAATTGGGCTTGTGCTGGATATGGGTGACCAAGCGTATGCTGATGAAGATAGATTCCCCACTGGCCCTTGGTGTAAACAAGGCGATTACGTCATGTTTCGTGCCAACAGCGGAACTAGATTCAAGGTTGATGGTGTAGAGTATCGTCTAATGAACGATGATTCTATCGAAGCAGTTGTAGCAGACCCCCGTGGTGTATCACGAGCATAGGAGTAAACATGGCGTTTCAAAAGGTTGAATTTAGTTTTCCTGAAGATCAAGACGAGAAATCTATTGATATAGAAGACTCTAGCGAGGTAGAAATTGACTTGTCCGGCAAAAAGACCGCCGACGACTATGCAGATACTCCTGCTGAACCTGAAGTTGTGGTTGAAGAACCGAAAGCAGAGTTGGAAATTGAGGTTGTTGACGATACCCCAGAGGCTGATCGTAACCGCAAGCCATCTAAACCACCGGCTGACGTTACAGACGAAGAGTTGGAGGGGTACTCTGAGAAGGTACGCAAGCGTATTCAGCACCTCAACAAAGGTTATCACGACGAAAGACGAGCAAAAGAAGAAGCGTTCAGAGAGCGGCAAGAGCTAGAAGCTCTTACAAAAAGACTTGTTGAAGAGAATAAGACGCTCAAAGGCGATGTGGGCACGACACGCGAAGCTCTGCTGGATCAGGCAAAGCGTGTGGTTGATTCAG